CGATGCATTGGCATTCCAGCCGAGGAAATCGGAGTGAACAATAGCGTCGTTTAATGTCCCACCAAGCCCCGCGGCGGGTGTAGTTACAGTAAGTACAGATCCGTCATATGTTAATCCAGAAGTGCCTTCGCCAGAAACCGAAAAAGTAGAAGTAGCGGGATCCCAATTTAACTCAGTATCTGCAGATACTGTTCCATTGTCACGAAAGAATATATTGCCATCTACGCCTGGCCAGGTAATATCAACACCTGATCCCCAGTAGATCACAGAACCATTTGAATGCAATACTTGACCAGCCGTGCCTATGCTATTAGAGGAAGCGGCTATTATTGCATTAGTTTTTAAATTATCATTTACTATAAAAGTCATTGAAGATCCTTTATTGTACTATTAATATATTTATAATATAAGTATATTAGAAACATTCAGGATTTTATAGTAAATGACAGAAAAATATTATTTCGATTTCTGATAATATGATACATTACTATCGAAGCGAAATATCAAGCACTCAAGTATATTGAACGAAATGAGTTAGTAACAGGCTTTGAGGTCGATGTCTAACGGTCCCAACCCTTGATGATATCAGGACTGAAGTTCGCGAGACTAAATTCTAGTCTATCAACGAGTTTTACCGCGCCTTTAACGTGGTCGATAGCAACATAACCTTCTTGACTTGTTGGTTTAAATCCAGACTTAGTTCTGAGTAGCGTCTTAAGTCCGCCGGCCTGATTAAGCTTATCAACAATCATCTGTTTTGCTTCAATAAGTAAATTCATGAGTTTGAAGATGTTTGTTAACTCAGTGACATTACCAAAGACTTGTTTAAGCGCTTCATCGCGCTTGACTCGTTGTGTTTGTTTACCTTTGTCGCTCTTACGTTTATCTATTTCTTTATCATACCAAGCGGCAACATATTCCATTAGGCCCCGAACGTGAGCTTTTGGATCTGGAAATGCTTCTCCGGCACGTACAAAGGTGTTGTTGTATGTCTTGATTTTTCCCTTGAGTTCTTCATCATTCTGAATCAAACGCAATACCGACCCATCAATGCCCTGTAATGCCTTTCCTGAATCAGAAAGAATTTTGGTGATCTTCGCCGTTTCACTTGCCGTGAATGTAGCACTACCGGATACGTCCTTGTAGTTTGCATCATCCATCCATACAGTTGATGTTTGTTTAAACTTAGGTACAATAGCCTTACCAAATGAAGCGGACATTGTATCAATACTATTGCCTGTGTAGGTTGTGTGCCATACAACACCAATCTTTGCTCGCCGAATTTTCTTACCTAATGCGGAAGCCACGGGCACAGCATAAACAATAGTGTTTGGTTGAAACGTGTAGTATGACTCGCCATCAATATCTTCTTTGTTAACGTCAGCTTTAACAAACATCAAGTCGCCTTGATACACACCTTTCTTTATACCAAACTTCGAAAATTCAGTAAAGGCGGTTGCAAAGGACTTCTTCAGTTCAGCATGAAGCTTTGGGTCATTGCGAATTTCAGCAAGACTCTTATATAACAATGGGTTCTTGTTGAAGATGCCTTTCTTCGCAACAAAGAACTTACCATCATACGGATCAATGCCTATGAAAATAGCAGGCGCGCCGTCGAATTTTACGGTGATATTATTAGCACTTGTTGTATGCCCCGCTAACATATCTCGTATATCACGTAAGAAGTTTATTGCATTACGAGCACCATCCACGCCATCATTGAATATCAATTCTTCCAGATGTTCCATATGCATATTCTTGCCAGCTTGTTCGGTTAAGAATGATTGAAAGTTAAGCATTAAAATCCACCAAAACTGTAACCATCTCCGACCGCAACCATTTTTACACCAAGTAAATTTAATGTAAAGTCTAAACTTGCCATCAAGAACTTTTTCATCTTCGCCCAAATCTTTTTGAGAAGTCTTGTGATCCAACTTTTAACAACTTTAATACTTCCGGACATTAAACCTTCTTCTAGAAATTCTTGATCTGTTTCATCAATACTTTCGGAAATGATATCGTCTAGGTTTATCGTTTCTTCTTTGTAGATGCCTTTGAGTGCGGTCCATGCACTACCACCAGTGCCAGAAGTTTTGAATGAAATATTGAATTTGGTTGAGTTTGTATACTTAGTAACTAGTTTATCATTTATCGCAATATACTCAGAGTTTCCATCTTGATCAAATTTCATCATATGTGTGGCCGCGGCTTTTTTGTCTGAAAACTTTTCGCGCCCTGACATTGCTTCTCTGACAACTTCTTTTTTTATTAAATCGTTTTGAAAGATGTCCATTATTGCTTTTGTCATTGCACGATTGTTGGTCATGGAGTCTTTGATTATCTTTTTAATATTTCTTGGAGCACTCATCTTACCTTTATCTATAGCACCAACTTGCCCACCTGGTGGCAACTTGAAATTGACATACTCATCTACGATGCTGGTGTTTAGTTGTTTCCAAGCATTATCAAACGCACCAGATTTTATACTATCTGGTGCATTATCATACGCGAAACCCAAAGTAGCAAGAGTTTCTGCTTTACCACCAGACATCAATTGCGAACCACCATACTTTTTAAGACTAATATGAGCCTTATTTAACATCATATCTGTTTTAGGTGTTAATGTTGCACCTTTGGCTGGTTTACCTGTTGCTGCAATAAAATATTCATTCCACTTAGGAGTAACAGCACCGTTACCAGAACCATAATGTATCATGTTTCCTTTAGTGGATTTAAATGCATTCTCTATTATTCTATGGCCGGCGTCTAACTGTTCTTGATGATTGGCACCCCACTTGTCTATTTTTGCAGCTTGGACTGCTTGCTCTTCGGACATACCATTCTTCATGTTATATGCCACACAAATCACTTTTTCCCAATCGGCGGCAGTGATTGATGCTTCGTTTAGATTTATTTGATACTGTTTAAAGCTTTGCATATTATTTAATTAATTTTTTAGCGGGAACTGGACCTAACAAAGTTTTGATATCATTTTTGAGTTCATTATACATATCAGACCCCATTGATTCAATATCTTCGTCTTGAATTGTATGATCAATGCGATTAAGAAGTTTTTGTAGATCTTTACCCTTAGCATTACCCACGTGTTTCAACGTAGTATTTTTCATTTTCTCTAAATCTGTGTAAAGTTTCTCCCAAACGTTTGGAGCATTGAAATTTTTACTCGTCATTATAGCAACTTCTGATAAATTACGCTCATCACCAAAAAGTCGTGTGATTGTTTCTTCTACTAAATTTATTGACATTTTATTTAGTCCTTGTAGTTTATTTACAATAACTTAATCATATTTATAATCCATGAATTGTTCCGCCAAATAATTTTCAATTAACGAAGCCTCAAGTTCCCATGGTTGATCTTCATATTCTCGATCTGTACAATCATAGTTGTACCACATCAAATGATGTCTGGGACTATATCTCTCCTTCAATTGACTCATTGCATATTGCTTAAGATGTACAGTTTCATGGCATAATGTTTCAATAAAAGTAAACTCGTCCAAGTCTTTTTCTATTTCAATGATGAATGATTTGGGTCGGACATAGGTATCATTCCAAATACATGACCCAAACATGGCCTCCCTTTTCACAAGGGAATTAACTCGAATAACACATTCGAGTCCAGTTAACATACGTGTAGACATAAGCGAGCCGGCGGTGTATAGCACAACATCCGCCGCTAACTTTTTCTGTTTGCGACAACCACCTCTGACTTTAATATCCATTTATACCTTAACTTCGGTATGGTCGCCATCCCAAACCGACTTTTTTTCCACGGCGTCATCAGCATTCGCATCATATGCTTTATTCAGTTGCTCTTGTTGTACACTAGATGCGGCTTCGGTCACAAGATTATCCGCGGCGTTATAGATTGAACCCCAATCCTCCATATCACTAACATGAATACTCCCACGCTCTACCATCGCTTCAATGAGGTCCATCAATTTTACTAGATCATTAATTGTCATATTCTTCTCCTAAAAGTTTAACTTACTAAGGTCTGGTCTACCTTTATCTCTTTTACCAAAATCACTTTTATCAAACAATGGCATATCATCATCTGGTTTTGTGTAATCATCACTACTAGGTTGTTCTACATCATATAGTCTCATCTTAGGTTTATCAACACCAGTCACAAACCGTCGATAATCCTTTGGGTCTTTGTATCTATTCTTCAATTGCTTCCACATGATATGGTTCATTTCTTCAAGTTGTTCACTTGTGATAGCGGCAATCATGAAGTCCGCAGTTGCTGGTAGACCAAACGATTCTGATGTATCATCAAGGCCTGGATCTGAGTTCGTGAAGCCTGAACGATTTAGCTGTGTTGCGGTAACAACAGGTAAATTATTTTCTACAGCAAGACCACGAAGTTCTTCTGCAATAGCCTTAACGTATTCATACATACCAGCACGTCCTAACTTGATACGATATGACGCACAGATATTCAGATAATCAATGTAGATGATATCTGGTTTGAATTCACGCTTAAGTTTTAGTTCATTAAGTAGACTACGGAAGTTACCAACACTCGCACCCGCGGTCGGATACTCCTTAATAATTAGTGCACCCTGTGACTTCTTCTTAAGTCGAACAATCTTATCACCAAAAACCTCTTTAGGTATATGAGCTAATTCATCGATTGGAATGTTGAGTAAGTTTGCATCAATACGTTCAGCAATACGTTCCTCCGCCATTTCAAGTGTTATGTACAAAACATTCTTTCCAGCACATAGATTAGACGCGGCCATATGACACATCGCCAACGACTTACCAACGCCGGTCCCGGCCATAATAACATTAAGACTCTTATTGGGAAATCCACCTCGCGTGATTTCATTAAATGCTTCTAAGTCAAAAGGGACACGTTCTTCAACCATCTGATAGAAGTCAAACCGTTCGAGTGCGTTACGAAAGAAATCATGCCCGATGTGGTCATCAAACGAGATGCCAAGTGCTTCCTGCAACAATCCAGGAATAGCACCCTTATCAAGCGCATCATTTGAACCATCAAGAATAGAAATCGCCGTTGTTATAGAGTTAAGTATTGCTTTGTCTTGACAAAACTCTTCTGTTATAGAGATGAGCCATTCGATGTTACGTTCTTCGATTTCCTTTTGATTAAGGGTTTCTTGCACACCAGTGTATACAGATTCACTTACATTGTCCTTCTCGACCTCAATGAGTAGGACTTCTTTGGTAGGTCGTTTGCTGTACTTATCAGCGAAGTCTTTTATCTTGTTGTAAATGTATAGTTCAGTTGAATCCTTGAAATACTCTTCGGAAAGATAGGGTAATACCTGCTTGAAATATTCATCATTCGTCAAAAGATTCTTAAGAATCGTCTGTTCTGTTCTCATTATTAATTTTCCCCATTATGAAATGCGTTATCACTTCACCCATTCTTTCTATGAGTTCTGGGGTCAATGCTTCTTGCCCTTCTTTTTCATATGATTCTCGTAAGTCTTCAGGTGCGAATATTTCCACATCAAAAACGAGTTGCATGTTTTTGGTACCTTCTTCACACACAGCATCAACATTGCCGTATTGGTATATTATACCATCAAACGGGTCAGTTGTCAATTCAATTTTTACGTTCTGATCTTTATTAGTATCTTTCAAATGAAGAAGAAAATCACGACCTTCTTTTAGTTCATTCATCACCTAATCATTCCAGCTGACGGCGACACCTGTATCAATAAATTCGTGCTGCGCGTCTGAATTGACAAAAACATCCACGTCTGGTTCACTATCATTAACAAGCAAATCTGCCGAAGAAAGTTTGTACATCTTTTCAATAGCATCTTTGAATTCAGTGTTAGTCAACAAATGAGTCCAGACTTCGGAATTGTTGACGATTTTCTTTTTACTCATTATCTCATCACTACCAAGTACCATATACTTTCCCTTTTCAGGCACTAATACAAACCCCAGTAGTATCGCTACTTCGAGCAATCCAGACCAACGATTAATACCACCATCAAAACTGATAGAGATGGGAATCTTTGACTTCTCTTTAACAAGTCTTGATTTCTCGACGTTAATGATAAACTCATAACCAGTTACTTCTGTGCCTTGTTTCTGCTGGCGACGCCCAAGGATCCAAATGTTATCAGCGGAGTAGTAAGCACCAGTTCCACCAGAAACAATATCACGCGGAAACAAACTCATTTCC